TTTCAATGCCGATCTATCTGTCTTTATTTAACTCATAAACAAAATTACCACAATCCCATATTCTATCATACCCATTTAATTGCATATTTTCCCATTCTGTTAATTGAGGATCAAATGTTTGCAATTTAACTGGTAATACATTCTTCCTAAAATTAAACCTATGGTACCTAATTGGTTGTCCAGGTTTAAAGTACCAATAATTAGGTTCTGTTATACCATCTTCAATCATACCCATTTTTTTATAAACATTTCCAGTATTCCATCTCATATCTGCATAGGTAACAATATGTTTTGGATTATACTTGTTTATAAAATATGAAAACATTTTAGATGGACCACCAATTACATTACATGATGATGCCATTCTTAATAATTCATAATTTCCTTCCTCATTCTTTCTTCCCATACAAATTCGTGGAATTGAAAATGTCATAACAGATACCAACCTATCATTATATAATAACCCAACTTTTTGCTTAGATGGTATATTCCCTTGTATATGATATTTATTTAAAAAATTTGCAGTATCTTTTGGTGTGAGTTCAACTAATTTACATTTTCTAGCATATATTCGTTCACTAGATTGAGAAATAATATGCAATATTCTATTTTTAACAATATCTGATTTATATATCCATTCATCTTCAAATATTTGCAATAATCTAATTCCTTGTTGTAAACATTCATTATATTTATTATAATGATAATATCTGTCTTTATTACCACCAATTTCCGAATGCCAGTATAAACCATTAAATTCAATAGCAATCTTCTTTTCCGGTATATAAATGTCTAATTCCCGATTTTTTAAAATATCCCAACACTTTTCTTTTATTATAATTTCACTCGGTAATATAGCTTTTAAATAATTTACAATTTCTTTCTCATCTAAAGATGTACCACTTAAATATGGATAACAATTTAAACATCGTGGTATTCTTCCACCATCCATATGATCCTCAAATTCATGATCACATTTTATACATCTAAATCTATATTTATTTGACTTGTCTGTGGAAATGTAATGATTCTCATCAAATAATAATTCTACAATACCAGATAACCGAGTTTTAACTTTATTATAATATACTTTTCTTCTTGAAATTTCTACCTTTCTTAATATATCAGGATTCATTATTGGACATATATTGCCAAACCTTTCTAAATTTGTTTTCTTTATTTTATCTATAACTTCTTGAGATCTACTTGGATTACCCACCCCATAATGTTTTGTACACGTTTTTATTATTTTATCTCTAATAATTGGGGATTTCGACACATTTTCTACCCCATATTTATTAATACAACTTTGTCTTATTTTAGATTTAATTGGTTCTGATTGCCAAGACCAATCACATCCATATTTTTTAAAATTTGTGTCTTTTATTCTATCTATAACTTCTTGAGATTTACTTGGATTATCCTCATTATATCTTTCTAAAGACGTTTGTTTTGCCTTTTCTAAATTTGTATAATTAGAATTACCATACCGATTGAGTTTTGTACTCTTTATTTTATCTATTATTGATTTATTATTTGAATTAAATTTAGCACTACATTTATTGGAACAAAATTGACCGTTTCTTTTTTTATATGTCCAAAATAAACTTTTGCACATTTTACATTCTTTTTGTTCCCAAGTATTTAAATCCTTTTCTATTTTAATTAATTTTTTAGATCGAACATCTGCAGTTCCGAAATTGGCACATTTTGATGAACAATATTTTCTAAAGCCATCCCGAATATTTAAGAATTTTACTGGTTTTTTACATTTTATACATAATCCAATTTCAATTGTAGAATTTAACCATCTATATATTTTTTCTGAAAATGTTATTCCTTCATATTTTTCATTAACCCCTTTGTAAAAATCTGGATACTTTGATTTTATTATTTGAACAAATGAGTCCGTATTCTTATTTATTATATCTAGTACAATGGTTTCCATATTCAATTATTTAATATCTATTCTATCTGAAAGCTGGATTTTATTCAAAAATATAGTTTAACTATTCAACATAAATCACATTTCCATATTCAAATGAATTTAAAAATCTTGGATTATCATAAGACATAGAACGGGTTGGATAAATATTATTCGTGTTTTCAGAAATTAAAAATACCATATTTTGACCAACAATAAAATTTTTCTTTCCAATTTTATTATGAACAATATTAATCATAGGAATGACATACCAACCTTGGGGAACTAAATCCATTTCAGTTAATATACAACTTTTCATGAAAATGGGGAAATAATTTGAATTGAGATTCAGTAATAAACTTAATTTGAGTCCAATAAATTTGATTTGCAAATCTATAACTCGGTTGATTCCAAAATTTATCCCTAAAAGAATTTATAATATTTTCTGGACCTATTTGTTGCCAAATTTGAAATTCAGCATTGCCCATGTTTGAATACTAAAGTTTGGACCATGCAGAGTTTAAATTATTTTCGGTTAATTTCATTTATAATGTTTTCTTTAATTTGATTAAAAATTTGATTTGGAACTAATCGTTCAGTTTTATAAAGCTTTACATATACATTTGACCAAATATTATACCAAATTTCATGTGATTTAATTTGACAGGTAACGTTCGAGTTTAAACAATTATATCCAACATTATATGGTAGAAATCTATGATTTACCACCAAATTTTTTTCAGTTAATGTCATAACTTTTTATATTTTAATATTCCACAATCCCAACATTCAAATCCATCAAACATTATTTTTTTCGGTGTACTTTCTTCTATAAGTTTATATCTATTTTTCATTTCTATATCTGAAAAAAATACTTTATTAAAAAATCTTCTATTTACTGTAATTTCCCCATCAACATTTAAACCTAAAATATCAAAATTAATGTTATTTATCAATATATTTTTTATTGTCTTTTTAACGTTACTATCATAATACCACTCTGTCTCAAATATATGAATTAACTTTATACCAATATTTTCACATTGTATAGTTTTATTTAGATGATAATATTGATCTTTTTTTAAACACGAATGCCAATAAATTCCATTACATTCAATAGCAACCGTTCCTCAAAACTTACAAAAATTTACATCTCATAGTTGATATGTAAACTTTCCGTTTGATTCCTTTTTCAACGATGGGCTAAAATCGTTCGTTGACGAACAATCTGAACTCCCATCTCCCAAGGCGTAATTTCCCGTAGAACTTACGGTAGAAAGTTTCAAAAGATTTTTAGAGGCATTTAAGTCCCTATCCATCTCGTTCTTACAAATCTCACATTTGAAAATTCTGTCTTTCAAAGTAAGGTTATCGTTTTTCCATCCGCAACACGAACAAGTTTTGCTGGATGGAAAATAGGTATTAGCAACAATGATTTCACGACCATACCACTTTGCTTTATATTCCAATTGTCTGCGAAATTCATTAGCAGACATATCACTAATTGCTTGAGCAAGACGGTGATTTTTTAACATATTAGAAATTTTCAAAAATTCCAAAACTATCGTTTGATTCTCACGAATAATTTTTGTAGTTGCCTTATGCGACGAATCTTTCCTTATGTTACAAACTTTATTATGTAATTTTGATAATTTTAATTTTGCCTTTTTATAGTTCTGGCTTCCTTTCTTTTTTCTACTTAATTGACGTTGTTTCTTTTTTAATTTTCGCAAATTGAACTTTAATGCTTTAGGATTTTCAAACTTAGTTCCATCGGAGCAAGTCGCTAATGTCTTAATACCTAAATCTACGCCTACCTTCTTATCCATTAGCGGGAGAATTTTAATATCAGACTCCACCAAACAAGATACAAACCACTTCCCACCTTTATGACTAATCGTAACCGATTTGATTTCAGAATCAATAAGAATATATCCAGACTCCTTTAATTTGACTCGTCCTATTCTTGGGAGTTTAATATGGTTATTGTCCGTTAAATAAATTGACCCATCAAGCTTGAACGATTGAGTTTCGTTCTTCTTAGATTTGAACTTTGGGAATCCTTTTTTGCCTTTAATCTTTTTCTTGCAACGATTAAAGAAATCCCGAAACGCTCTATCACAGTTGATTAACCCCGACTGGAATGCAACTTTACTGACATCATATGCCCAAGGCAAGGTGTCAGTCCCCTTTAATTTATTCAACTCTCTGTGCAACTCAATGTTATTCGGAATTTTTTCTTTTTTATCAAATGCTTCTTTTTTCTTTTGCAATGCATAGTTAAACGCCCATCGTGCAGCACCAAAATGCTTTCTAAACAATGTCATCTGGCATTTATTCGGTTCCAATTCAACCTTATATCCTTTGTGGAACTTAGACATTTGTGTTCTCGACTTTCTCTGCTTTTTTACGATTTTGATGGCTCCTACGACCATATATTTTAGCACTAAATGATGCCATCAGTGAAAGAATATCTTCTACTAACTCTTGTTCGTAACCTTTCCCGATTACGTCTTCCACCATTTCAATTTTTACTCCGTAGGATTGAAAGTAAGACGCAAGATAATTGAAACAAAATCTTGATAATCTATCTTTGTGTTCAATGAAAACTATATCAATCTGTTTTGATTCTACTGACTCAAAAAGTTTTTGGAGTTTTTTACGATTATCATTCATCCCAGAACCGACTTCATAAAATACTGACACGATGGAATAATTTCGTTTTAACGCCTCTGTAGTCATCCGTCCTATCTGACGTTCCAAATCTCCTTTTTGTTTCTGTTCGTGAGAACTTACACGGCAATAAATTGCCGTTCTATTCTGTTGGATGGGAATAGTTGGTTCTTGATAAGTCCCAGCCAACTTCTCAATCTCAATCCGTGGAAATCTACGATGCCCACCTGTGGTATAGGTTGGAGTGATTTTATTATCACGTTCCCAATTCCTCAATGTTTCGGTAGAAACACCTAACATTTCGGATGCTTCTTTAATAGTGAGGAAAGGTTTAGCCATTTGGCATCAATCCTTTCTGCTGGAACAAACGAAACCATTCATCGTAAATACGTTGAAATTCCTCCACGGTTGGGATTTCATCCAGTTCAAACGGTATTTGATGGATAACCCCATCATCCGTCTCAAACTCTGTTTTTGTTACTCTTACAATCATTTTAGGTGTCTTGTTCTTCATATACATATACACAAAATTCTCAAAAAGTGAAATTATTTTTAAAATTTTGTAAGAATTATAACATTTTAGTTAGCAGTTGTCAACCCTTTTTAATGGCATATAAATATCCAATTCACCATTTATTTCATTTCTAACGTTACATAATAACCCACCATCCCCATTTAACTTTTTAATAAAATCTATAATATTATCTTGAAACAATGAATTGGGATAACATTTCCAACAAACTGGAATAACTCCCCACTGTAAATGATGATGAAAAATATTTCCACATTTCTTACATCTAAACCTTAAAAATCTATCTTTTATGTTTGTAAAATTATTCTCATCAAATAATGCTTCTATTTCTAATCCAAATCTACTTCCATCTTTACATCTTTCTATAAAACATTTTCTCCTTTTTATATTTAAATTGTTAATTATTTTATTTTTATTATCATTTATATATTTTAAAATTGCGCTATTTCTTTTTTTCTTAATTCTTTCAATATTAAGTGGAGATTTAACACCATACTTTTCTAAGTATATTTTCTGTTTTTTTGCTTTTATATCAATATTTTGAGATACATTATTTACACCATATTTCTCAATTATACTAGCTTTAATTCTATTTTTAATATCCAGACTATTATTGACACACCTATTAGAACAAAATCGTCTATAACCAATATTTATGCTTACAAATGCCGTTTCTTTACCGCATTGAGTACAATATCCTTTAGTTCCAAAATTATAAAGATATAGTTTCTCAGAAAAAGTTTTACCATCCAATTTAATTATTTCATTATATATTTCTGGATATTTATTTTTTATAATTTTATAAAAACAACTGCGGTTTTTATGTACTATTTCATTTAAATCCATATTTTATAATCATTTCAAATATCAAATATAACTATACACCACGCTATCTAATATGCAATAGCAAAAATAAAAAAGACCGATATAACATCGGTCTTAAAATATATTATATTAAATATTAGTTATAAGTATTTGATTATGAGGATATTAATATTGTAATATAGCATAATCATATGAGAGAGTTGCAGTAGCAATTAATGCATCTCCACCATTTGTCCAATCGAGACTTCCCCCATCAAAAGAAATTGGAAAAGCACCCACCAATTTCCATTCTTCTACTTTATCTCCAACTGGTCCTACAACATTAATAATAACATCTTTCTTATAAAAATCCATATATCCATCTCTACCAGTTACAGATTCATGTGATAATCTAAACAATTCAAATA